CAAAAAAAAAAAAAAAAAAAAAAAAAAAAAAAAAAAAAAAAAAAAAAAAAAAAAAAAAAAAAAAAAAAAAAAAAAAAAAAAAAAAAAAAAAAAAAAAAATAGGAAAAAATTAGAAAAAAATACTTGGCAAAAATACCCTTAATACTTGGCAGTATCAATAATATAAGTATCTGATAATGTTGAAATTTTTTCCAATGCCTTTACTAATTTTTCAAAACTTCTCATTGTACTTTCCTTTTTTTCTATGTCAGTCTCAGTTGAATAATTAAATAAAGTGTTTTCAATTTCAATATTAATTCTATTAATAAGACTGGAATAGTTTATATCTTGCACTGGTTCGGTTCCTAGTGCTTCGGCTTTGTTAGCTAATAACCTAGCCGCTTCTCTTGATATTTTATAACGGGCCTGTAAAATTAGACCTGCAACAGCTTTTGAACATCCTGAGTCTAATAAATAGCGTACTTCGTGGATTCTCCTAGTATGTTCTTTTGTAGTGGAGCGTGTAGACATAAACTTGATTTATTAAACATAATACTCTATTATATTAGAGTATTATCTAACAATTATCAAGCTTATGTCTGAAATTAAAACAGAGTATTTAAATACTCTAATTAATAATCAATCATTAGAAGGCATGAAACAACTAAACATTAACGAGCTTGATTTAATCACTGTTCTAATAGGTACTTGTTTAGGTTTAGAGCTTGCAAGTTTAACACCTGACAATGAAAAAATAGCCCTATTGAATAAACTCAACGGGACCATCATCTTAATGAAAACAGAATTAAAATCTATAGAGTCTTAAATGACTTTATAAATTGCATCTAAGAACTCATTAAACTCATTACCTAGTAAATTACTGCAAAGATTCTCATTAGATAATTCTAATAATGATTCTTTGCAGTATTTTATTACTATTAAATAATCATTATTATCAATAGTTTTTTCAGTAAAATCTATTTCAAGATCATTTAATAATGATGAGCATTCTGGATTAAGATAGAACACTATTCTGTAGTTAATCATATATATGTCCTCTTATACCTAGTAACCCTTATTTTTAATTTATCATGATGATGAATTTTTATTAGATCTAATAATTCATCTAAAGTATTAACCCAATCATTGTATAAAACATCATCTTCGCTCTTTAATCTATCCTCAAATGCTTCAATATATGCGTAATATTTTTTATTCCAATAATCATGTAAAATATCTTGCTTATTCTCATATTCAATTAAAGCAGTTTCATAATAATCAGACATCTTTAAACCTCCATTAGTTGTTTTGTTTTTTTAGAATACCCAACAAACAAACCTGCTTTTTTTCTTTGTTGGATCGCTTTCCTTGCCTCACCCTTTTGATTGCCGTGTACTAAGTGACAAAAAGTACCCTTAAAATCACTGTAAGCATGCCAATCATTATGGTCAATTGGTTGACCATTGGCATCATTAGGCATATAAATCACTCTACATTTTTTATCAAATAAGCTTGAATACTCTTTATCATGTATTCCACCAAGTGAACAGGTAACCTTTAAACCTTTACTAACCTTAAAACCGTCAAATAATGGTAACGACTTAGTATATAAATAACTGATTAATTTATATTCTTTGTAGAGATATTCTGCTGCGTTATTTATACCGATTAGATGTGATTCATTTATAATATCTCCGCTTTCATGGTATCTAATATATTCTGACCTTTTGGATCGTAAACCTGTAATACTATCTATAATTAATTGTTCTAATCTATTCTCTTTAATTGCTTTCATTATTAACCGATAATTAGCCCATCTTGCGTTGTATGCTGATTCATATTGAAGCTCACTAAGTGAGGCATAGCATAAAAATTCAGTATCTTTAAATGTTTTTATTTGGCGTTTTCCTTCTTTGTTTTTTATGCAACAAGTTTTACAATCTTTAGCACCTATCCCGCAAGTATGACCTGCGGGAGTATTTCCAAAAATAATAATATTTAAAGGCAGTTTTCCACTGCCTCGCTTTCCTGATATTAATGATTTATTTTTCATCTTTCTTCTCTCCTGCATTTTTTAAATAATTAACCGCTTCAACCGATTGACTTAGTATCTCTTGCAATATGGTCTTTTTATTCTCCTTTAAAATTTCTATCCAATGCTCAATATAAGCGCTTGAATTTTGAAGCTTATCTATAGTTGAAATTTTTTGCTCATGACATAAAATTACGCTTCCAAATTCGACTATTATTTCATCTAATGCATACATTTTTCTATTACTATTAGGAGCTAATAAAGAAGGTCTATTGCATCGCTCTTTAGTTCCTGATGAATGCAATGCCTCATGGTATAGAGTCCCGTAATATCCACAAGTAGAGTCAAATGCCTCTTTTGGTGGCATTTGTATGTGATCAGTAGTAGGAGAATAATAAGCAGAATTGCCACCATGAGCAAAAGATATTTTTTCAACTTTTAAATATTTATCTATTATCTTTTGGCTTGCTTTATGCTCAATCTTTTTCGATGCTGCTTGTGCTTCTGGAGCGCTTGCTGCTGTATATTTTTTCATGATACTTTCCTTTTTATCGCAGTCTAAAAATTGATCAATATTAAAAACACAAGTAGGTCTGAAACCTGAACAAAATTGAACTGGCTTTCCATTTGAATCTAAAATATAATTTCCTGCCTTATCTTTTTTCTTTATGAAAATAGGCATCATAATTCGACTCCCACGTTCACCCTTGCGAATTTGTAACCCGTCACCCTTATCTTTTTTGGTCTTTTTCCCTGATGCTTGAAACACTCCCGACCATAGGGAGTGCTTATAGTTTCCTAGTGCTTGCGCCATTAGCAACAAGATCACATTTGAGTTTGTGTAATCTTTACCAGTGGAAAAATTTATAATATCTCCACTAGTAGAAGTTTTAGACCAATCTTTTTTGAATTGGTAACCCTTCTCAAAGAAGGATATAACCTGATCACATAACAACTCCTCACTTGAAATTTTAGTGTGGGTTTCTTGTGTTTTTGGTGCGGTTGAAATAGTCATTTTATTTGATGCTAAAAATAGTTGAACAGTCAGAACATAAACAAACTTGTATTTTCATTTGATGTATTACAAACGTTTGTTTGTCTTTATCAAATGTTTCTGTCATGCCATTTTTTTGTGATCCTAAAGTGATTGTCTTTTTTCCATAAAGGTCACCTTTTGAAATAGGTGCTTTACAGTTATGGCAATCTCTTTGCTTTCTTGTTTTTTGTAATCTCATTGGTTTAATTCCTAATAGTTAAAGTGGATAAATCAGAATCAAGATCAAAAGACTCTTTGAGTAGATCTTTTTTTGGTTGTTTAACTGTTCTCTCATATAACTTGACTAGTTCATCATGGTAGACACTTGAATAATGAATACCATTTAACTCATCAACTAATAATTCTCTATCGGTATCTGATAAAGAATCAAACCAGTCTTTATTCTGATAAGCGTTTTGTTGTAGCGTTGTGTTCCAATGCTTCACAGTTTCTTTTGATGGTGTAACTGGAATAATTTCGGAATAGTTACTCATGACTTATGACCACAAATTTTTTCTTTGAGTTGATCAAGTGTGTCAGGAGAAACAACAAGACCAAGACCACATAATGATTCTTTATATGGCAGCTCGTATTGGTCTAACTCCTCTTTGAATGTTGAATCAATAATCATTTTAGAAAGTCGCTAGCAGTAGCTAGGAGATAATGGGATAGTTTTTTGTCTTAGCAAACTTGAGTAACTGTAAGAAGCTTTTGTGACTACTTCGATTCTGCTAACTTAAGAGAGAAACAAAGAGAAAAGGCAAAAGCTTCTACTTAACTAATGTATGCTATGCATACATTATACAATAATATTCTAATAAAGTAAATAAGTAAGCTTAAAGCTAGTTAATAATATTTTTAGTGCTGCAATAGCTACTACTTAGTAGTTAATTTTAAAATACTATTCTAATAACTACAACGAGTAGGTGTTGCCGTTGGCCTTTATACATCTACTGGGGGGAGGGTACGGCTACAAAAAGTAGCTAATTGAACAGCCCTGAACCTAAAATATTATCTGAAAACAAGTCTTATTTAACAACAATAGAATACTATTCCTTATCTTCAATTTTAATCTTGAGTTCAGGTGCATTAATATTGATAGTTTCAACAGATTCGCCAACAACCTTGCCTAATGAGTCCAATATTTGAGCAGCAGTTTGAAGTTGACCTTTTTTAACTGCCCGATTAAAAAGATTAATTCTTAAATGTTGAAGACGGGGGATGAGGTCTTCTTTATCAAATTCCCAATCCTTGTTACTCCATTCTGAAACTGCTTTCCAATCGCTCCAAGCAGTATTTTCAGAAACTTGTTCTTTATGAGCGTGATCCAAAACGAGTTGCCTCACAGGTAAACCTTCCAACTGTCTTTTATAAAGTCGTTGAATCCTTTGCTGCTTCAGAATCGGACTTCTTTTACCTGACTTCCCCAATGTTTCTGGGTCGGGAAGAATGTAGCCGTCATAATAAGAGGGGTCAAATCTGGCTGCCGAATCGCTCACAGTTAATCACGGAAAAACTATTGATAATAAGATAATACCTTTTAATGAGAAAAACAGTTAGTCGTAGAGGGGGTAAAGTACGAAGAAAAGTATTAGTATTAGGGTATGGCTGTTAAAAACAAACAAGAATTAGGGCTTCGATGGGCGCAAGGTGAAGTATTTAGTAGTAATAAAAGGTTTAGGGTATTAGTCGCTGGGCGAAGATTTGGGAAATCATATTTAAGTTGTATTGAATTATTAAAAGCTGCAATTGAAAGGAAGGGGGAAACATATTTTTATTGTGCGCCAACATATAGGATGGCAAAAGATATAGCATGGAAGACGTTAAAACGCTTAGTACCACAGGTATGGATTAAGTCTAAAAACGAGTCAGATTTAAAGATCGAATTAATAAATGACTCAGTAATTGAACTAAAAGGAACCGAAAATGCGATGGCCTTAAGGGGGCGAAGTTTAGCGGGGGTAGTTTTAGACGAAGCTGCTTTTATGGATGCGGAGGTATGGTTTGAAGTAATAAGACCTGCATTAGCTGATAAACAAGGATGGGCATTATTCATTAGTACTCCTGATGGAACAGCTAGTTGGTTTTATGACTTGTGGTGTTATTGCAAAGAAGATCCGACTGATGAGTGGAAAAGATGGTGTTATACAACAATTGAGGGGGGTAACGTACCAAAACATGAAATTGAAGCAGCTAGAGCGCAATTAGATCAGAGGACATTTAGGCAAGAATTTGAAGCCAGCTTTGAAAATTTAAGTGGATTAGTAGCGGTGAGTTTTGGGGATGAGAATATTTCAGAGAAAGCAAAAGATATAACAGTTTCGCCCATACTTTTAGGAGTTGACTTTAACGTAGATCCAATGTCAGGGATATGTGCGGTTAAGGATGGGGAAAACTTGTATGTGTTTGACGAAATCATGCTCACAGGTGGGGCAACCACATGGGACTTTGCAGAAGAAGTCGTACGCAGATATGGGGTGGATCGCAGAGTAATAGCATGTCCTGACCCTACAGGTGGAGCGAGAAAAACTAGTGGAGTTGGTGCGACTGATCATAGTATTTTAAGGAGAAGTGGATTTAATGTTTCGAGTCCACGTGCGCCGTGGAAGATAAGGGATAAAATTACTGCTGTTAATACGGCTTTATTAGATGCGAGTGGAGATAGGAGGACATATATTCACCCAAGATGTAAACAGTTAATTAAGTCTTTAAGAACGTTGACTTATGCACCGAATACAGGATTACCTAATAAAAACCTTGGTGTTGATCATGCTTTTGACGCTTTCGGTTATTTATGTTTACAACAGTTCAATTTGGCAAAACCTGAAACTTTAGGGCAAACTGGGTATAGAATTTACTAATTAAGATGGAAGTTACTGATGAAATGCTTGATATTATTGAAAAGGTGAAGGGAAAAAGAATCCCTGGGTTATGGGATGTCCGTTGTCAACAATATCTGGATAATAAATCCAAAACTTCTACTAAAAAGGCTGAAAAAGTAGACAGTACAAGTTAGACTATTAGAGATAGTCTTTTATTATTCTAGATCATGGCTTTCTATCGTGGCGAAGAAGGCTCCGTTAAGTTCAAGAATGGTGCAGGAACAGTTGCGGCTGTTGCATCTACACGGAGTTGGAATTTTTCTTTAACAAAGGATGTTTTAGAAACAACTGCACATGGAGCTACGACTAGAGCTTATGTTGGTAGTTTTATTGACGGCAGTGGTTCTGTTGAATTGCTTTACACAGCAACTACTGGTGATGAGACACAAGAATTTTTGAAAGATGTTTTAGTAGCGCAAGATGCTGCTGACGCACAATTCGAGTTGTATTTATCAACTTCAGGCTCTAAAAAACTTGCATTTAACGGTCTTGTGACAGGAGCAGAATTTTCAACTTCTGTTGGTGATTTACAAGTTGTTAACATCAGTTTCCAAATGAATGGCGCATTAACTGCTGACGCTATTTAAGAGGTAAAAAAATAACGGGGTAATTTCGTGACGTACTCTGTCCCTGGCCCAATTCGTACCAATATCACAAGTTCTACCAGTGTTGGTGGTTCTGATAGTCCATTTACTCGTACTCGTGCGGTAATGGATATGGTAAAGGGGTGGGAAATTATGAAGGCCGTTACGAATGGAACTGAATATTTAAGAGATAATTCAGAAGCTTTTCTTCCTCTTGAGCCACGGGAGGATTACACAGCTTATTTATCTAGAGTAAATCGAGCAGTATTTTCACCATATACGCAACGATTAATTAGAGCAGCAACAGGTTTAATAATGAGGAAGCCTATTACTTTAATAGGTGACTCATATTGGACTGATGTATTTGCTAAGGATGTTGATGGATGTGGGTCGGATTTAGACGAATATGCGAGAAGGGTGCTTATTTGTTCTTTGACCTATGGTCAGAGTCATATTTTGGTTGATTATCCTGCACCAACAGGGGCATTAAGTCTGGCAGAAGAAAGAGCGCAAAATAGAAGGCCATATTGGATAGAAATTGATCCAACTAACATTTATGGTTGGAGATTAGACAGGGAAGTAAATTATGGCAGCTTGATACAAGTAAGAATTGCTGAGAAGGCTGTTGTACCGTCAGGAGAATTTGGTGAACAGGTATTTGATCAAGTTAGGGTTATTGAACCAGGGAAATTTAGTATTTATCGGAAAGTTTCACCTAAAAAAGACCTAATTAACCTGCAAGATACGACTTATGCAGGTAATTTTGATGGCCCAGAGAATGAAAAAGACTATGAATTAGTTGATTCTGGTGTGTTTTCGTTAGGTGAAGTGCCTTTAGTTAGTGTTTATTCAGGTAAGACTGATACTTTGACAAGTAAGCCACCGTTA